ACAGTTTAGATGCTGATGTACTAGATATACTATTAGAGTTCGGCGAATCCACACCAGTGGTATTCAATCGAGATAATCCAGATACGTATGATGAAGATACTCAGACATACACTGGCTCTACTGAATCTTACACTGCTTTGTGTGCACCTATTGATTACACTACATCAGAGATTGATGGTTCAACAGTTAAGGTTGGTGACCATAGGGTCATTATTAACCGTCCAACTACTGAGCCAGATATCAATGATCGAGTAACCTTTAGAGGTTCTGTGTATCGTATCATGAACATTGAACGGTTTGGTGCTAACAGTGTCAACGTTGTGTTCATATTACAGTTGAGAAAATAATGAGTTTTGAAAAAGAATTTGATGCAGCTGTACTCAAGATTAATGATAAGAATGAAAAGGTGGTCAGAGCAGTAGCACTGCAACTGTTCTCAGCTATTGTGAAATCCACACCGGTTCAAACTGGTAGGCTTAGAAGTAACTGGCAAACCACATTATCATCACCAGCATCTGGTACTGTAAACTCAGTTGATCCGTCTGGTAGTTCCGCAATTGCAGAGGTATCAGCTGTCACTAGTAGATTCACCTTAGCTGATGAATCAATATGGTTTACTAATAACTTACCATATGCACAAATCATTGAGGAAGGGTCACGTACTCGTAGACCTTATAAGATGGTGTCAGCTAACATCGAGTTATTCACACCACTAATCAACAAACAAGCTAATAAGGGGTAAGGTATGTTTCAAGATGTAGAGATTGCATTAGATAAACATCTAACAGCCCTAGGGTCACCATTGCCTATCGCATTCAAGAATGGTAGGTTCGAGGTAGACACACCAGATGAACCATACATGAGACCCACTATCATCTTTGCTCCTAACTTACTGTTGGACCTAAAGAGCAATGACATGGCAGCTGGAGTATATGTAATAGATTTATTCTACCCTGTAGGTGAAGGCCAAGGGGCTATTAATACACAACTAGATGGGCTATACACCCACTTTAGAAGTGTTCCAACAGTGTCACATAATGGAAACACTGTTTATATCAGGGAAGTGAGTCGGACGACTGAATCGATTAGAGACGGGGCCTGGTTCTCATCTCAAATCACAATTAACTTTAAAGTATATAACTAAGAGGATAACGACAATGGCTTTAGACGCGCAAGGCACTTGTTTCTTTCTAAATGGCGTTGAAGTCCAAGAGGTACAATCTATCTCTGGTTTTGACGGCACAGCTAATGAAATTGATGTAACACATCTTAAGAGTACAGCTGAGGAAGTAAGAATGGGTATTGAACGAAATGGTTCAATCAACTTAACAGTATTCAGAGACTATGATGACTTAGGTCAGATTGAAGCACTAGCACAACGTGCAGCTAGAACAGCTTCTGAATTCATAATTCAATTACCAGACGTTGGTACAAACAACCAAATCAGATGTAATGTATTCGTATTGTCTGCTTCACTTGAATTAGGTGTAGATGCTACGTTAACTGGTACGATTCAATTACGAATCACTGGTCCAGTAACTATTGAAGACCAAACACCAGCACCATAAGATAAATTTTAATTAAAGGCAGGTTATTAAAATGAAAACTATTACAAATAAAGACGATATCTTAAGCAAGGATGACCTAAACACGATAGAGGTAGAGGTCCCAGAATGGGATGCTAAGCTCAAGCTACGTGTAATCCCTGGCAATGTTAGGGACCGTTGGGATAAAGCATTACTTGAAGGTAAAGTCAAAAGTAACATCCGAGCTAAGCTACTCGTATACTGTATCGTAGATGATGAAGGTAAATGTATCTTCACTGAAGCAGATGCACAGAGTCTTGGCAATAAGTCAGGTGCAGCCCTAGATAGATTGTTTGAAGCCGCTTGCGCTTTGAATAAGATGGGCCCAGCTGACATAGAGGATGCAGCAAAAAACTAATGGACCGCCCGTTTCGTCGGTTCTGCTTTAACTTAGCCAAAGAGCTAGGTAAATCAGTATCTGAAGTAATGACCTGGGATACCCCGGAGATTATGGAATGGGCGGCTTATTTAAAGACTACAGATGAAACATGGCTCAAAACTTATAATGAGCAGAAAGAATTAGAAGAACAACAAGAGCTTTCACCAGAAGCCAAAGCGGCTAAAATGAGAGCACTATTTACTAAAGGGTAAACATGGCAAACTCAGCAAGTTTAGTAGTACAGATTAAAGCCAACGCTACCGCTTTAAACAACACACTTAAAAAGGCTAAAGCATCATCTCTAGCTTTTGCATCTACAGTGGCTAACAAGGTCGGTACTGCATTCGTATCGTTTGGTAAGAGGGCAGTGACGGCTTTAACTAGTATACTACGTACAATACGTAACGTCTCCTTAGCCCTGACTGCATTGTCAGCCATATCATTCGCCAAGGTCATTGGTAAGATTAATATGACGTCAGAGGCTATTGATAAGATGGCTAAGATATCAGACAAGCTTGGTGTACCTATTGAGAAGCTACAAGAACTTCAGTTCATTGCTGGTCAAACTGGTGTATCAACACAAACGTTTAATACAGCCTTACAACGTCAAGTACGTCGTATATCTGAGGCAGCTAATGGGTATGGTGTTGCAGTTAAAGCGTTACAAGAACTCAAAATTAATATTAATGATATTAAGAATCTTTCCCCAGAACAACAATTCTTAAAGTTGTCTGAGGCTATGAAGAAGGTAAAGTCTCAGTCAGATAGAGTTAGATTATCTAACCTGTTATTCGATACTGAGGGTGTGGATTTAGTTAACACTCTTACAGCCGACTTAGGTAAGCTTGGCAAAGAATACCGTGCATTAGGTGTTACTATTACCAGAAGTCAAGCCGCTCAAGTAGAAGCTTACAATGACTCTAAAGCAGCTGCTGGTCAGTTATTTGATTCTATATCAACTAAAGTTACTGCGGAAGTAGCACCAGCTTTTAAATCATTTATAGACTCTATTGCTGAATCTGTGGTAGCCTATGGGGGCCTTGATAAGGTTGCAAACCGTGTAGGTAGATTCATCGTGTCAAGCTCAGCTTATATAGTTGGCGGGTTTGCGAGTATGGTAGACGGTATTAATAGTGCCATCAATGCGTTCTTAAAGTTAGGTGCCACTGCTAAATCAGTATACGGTTTTATAGTAGAGTCTCAAGGTAGAGCAAATGAGGGATCAGCACGAACTAGAATTGGTGAGGCACAACAAAGCCTAGCCACTGAGCAAGCATCAAGTTCAAGGTTAAGTGCATCCATACAAGAGACTCAAGGACAAATCACTAGAGCTCAGGCGTCAGGTGATACAGCAGAAGTCCAAATCAGACAAACTATGCTTTCAGCCTTACAAAAAGAACAAGCGGTTCGGTTACAGAATATTGAAACACAAAAGAAAGCAATAGCGCAAGCGGAACGTGATATCTCGGCAGCTATTAAGCAACAACAGGCCGGACAAGAGCTAGGTAGTGAATTAGCTAAATTTGAAACTGTAGTTAACCCAGAACTAAAAGGTCTAGCTGATGCGTTACGTAAAGCCGAGAATGCACTGCATGCTAACACTCAAGCATCAAAAGACACATCAGCTGCTCAAACAGTTGTGGCGCAATCCACCGGTAGTATAGACACTAGGTCTGCGAACTCATTGATTGCAGACTCACAAATCATAAACAGTTTAGGACGTACACTATCCGATAGTATTTCTTTGAACATTGCTAGGATACAAAACAATCAACAACCAGTTGTGGTTAACATCTCAGGTGACATTGATAAGTTCATACAGGCAACTGTAGATGACCCAGCATTCGCAGAACGTACACAGCAACAATCAGCTGAGGGTATATTCGACGCAGCTAGAAACGTTAGAAAATAAGAGGCAGACAATGGCTAACAATACAAGCTTTACATTATGGTTAGATTCTGGGCGTACAGTGCCCTTTACCGGAACCTTAACAATCAGTCATGAGGCTGACCTATCTGATAACCCATATGATACTGTATTGTATCTCGGGTCTAATACAGCTGACAGGCAGTTACAGACTGTATCAAGTCCTGGTGTGGGGGATATAACTATCACCCCGACTGATAGATTAAATGACTGGGCAGTCAGTACAGCATACACTTCAGGTGACCTTGTAGAGCCTACAACGCCTAATACTTACGCGTACCGTTGTACTACAGCTGGCACCTCAGATGGCGTCACAGAGCCTACATGGCCGACTGGTGCTATAGGTGACACTGTGGTAGACGGCACTGTAGTCTGGACACTAATTGGTAAGAGACACGAGGTCACAGAGGTAACCCTAGGGGCTACTGCTCCAGATTTAGGTACTAACACACCCGGTGACCCGTTAACTATAGGCACTACCATACTGTCCGAGACATCCACTGAGATACATATACGCTTAATCAATGCCGTAACAACTGTACAAGATAACACAGGACAAGCCCAATTATCATTACATATAAACCCATGTAAAGAAACTGAGGTGGTATAATGGCTAGATTATATTCAAATAACTACAGTACTGCTTTAAATGGTGCAATCACTGATACGGACTTGACGATAACTGTTGACTCAGTTGTTGACCTCCCAGCTATAGGTGGGGGAGATACATGTAAGCTCACCATTACCGACGGTACTAATATCGAGATAGTGAACTGTACGGCTGTGGCTGGAAGTGTTATCACAATCACTAGAGCTGAAGAGGGGACAACTGCTGTGGCCTTTGCTGATGGTTCATTAGTGGAGTTAAGGGCTACCGCTGAATCATACCCATCATCTACAGGAGGAGCATCACCAGCATTCAGTGCTAGGGGTGATACCCAATCCGTACCAACTGGTATCTCTACTAAAATCGATATGATTAACGAGGACTTTGATACTGGTGATTATGACCATGTAACTAGTACCTTTACACCGCTGGAAGCTGGTAACTATCTTATCACATCTAACGTTACACTTACATCGGTTCCAGCTGATACCGTACTCCGAATTATGATATATAAGAACGGTGCACTATATCGAAACAAACAAAAGATGAGCGGTAGTGCTTCAGAGAATTGTGGATTAGATATAACAGAGATTATGGAGCTGAACGGTACCACTGACTATGTACAGATATTTGTACTACAAGGTACAGGTGCAGGACTTAATGTATATAACACAAATAATAGTACGTGGTTCTCAGGTTCTAAAATAGGATAATAACATGGCGATTAATTCCACCCCAATTAATTCAACCTCAGTTAACGGCTCGTCAATCAATGCTGTTTTATCAGGTGAGTTAGTACTATTAGAGCAGGGTGTAGTCAGGCAGGTCTCAGGTGAATTAGTAGCAATTGAACAGAACGTTACGTTTGCAGCACAGGTGTCAGGTGAACTGGTAGCTATAGAGCAAACAGTTGAAGCGTTCCTATCAGGTGAGTTGGTACAACTCGAACAGCATGTACTTGACTATAGTATAGGGCGTATTGCTCGACTAGGTTGGGACTTATCTGTATTCATTGATGGTGCAGAGGTAGACCCTGAACTTATAAGTGGCGACCTTAAGGTTAGACGGTCTGAGAGCACAGCCTCGTTGTGCGACTTCACACTGTTAGCTGAGGCTGGTCTACAAGACTACGAATCACTACATGGTAAAGAAATCGTTGTAAACTGTCATACTGATACCGGAGTATACAGAGTGTATACAGGTATCGTTGATATACCAGACATTAATCTATCGATAGAACGTGCACTAATACGTTGTACTGATAGACGTGAAGAGCAACTTAACAATCAACCAGATACAGTAATCAATAGTATAGGTTACTACTCACCCTTAATATTTGATGAGCCTGAGTCTAAAGCTGAAGAAGTAGAGCAACGATTAACAACTACTCCACACTCAGTAGACTTTGACCCTTACGGACAATACACTATTACACCATGGCTACCTAAAGCTACAGCTGACTTTGTGTTTGTTGATGAGGATATATTTGCATTTCAACCAAAAATACAATTAGCTAGCAGAGCTAGGATTGTGAACAATGTTGAGATTAAGTTCGGGCATAGCTTTGATAGATTCTATCAAGCTGGTGCTGGGTACTCATGGACGCACGCTGCTAAAGACCGTATTGGTTTATATTTAGTTGATGGTTACTCATTAACGACACGTGAGATGGTTCGACAAGCAGCCCAAAGTGCAGGCTGGTACATACCAGGAAATAATATAACCTTTGACCCTATCTGGCCTAATGGTTGGTATTATGTTGATGGAACATTGGTTGGTTTCAGTACTACACAAACACGTGGTGAAAGTGTACCCGTACTAGATGAGAGTGGTAATCAAGTATCAGATGCTGACGGTAATCCAAGTTATGAAACTCGTATTACTGGCGGCACAGACATGAGCCAAGTGTTCTGTCTAGGTGCTTACTGGACAGCCTATAAGAGATGGGCACAGACTGTTACTGAAGAGTATTCAATGACTGTCAAGTCACCACAATCTATAGACCAGTATGGGACTATCACTAAAACACTTAACTACGCATTCCAAGAAGAATCAGAAGCTAGTGAGTGGGAAGGTGCTACAGCATTTCCAGTAGGTCAAGGCTTTAATGGTATTCATGACCAGGATAAAGAACGAACTAAGTTAGACGACGCGTTAAACGTAGCGTTACGTCAAGCTAAGAACACAATAGAGGGTTCCCATAGAGCCACTACGGTGACCTTTGATACTGTTAGAATACGCCCCGAGTTAGACTTGGTACATACTCTTGAAGTAGCTGCCGAAGAGTTAGACTGTAAAGGTAAGATTCAATCTATTGAGCATCGATTTAATATAAGAACCGGAGAAGCTAAGACTACAGTCACTGTGGTACTATCAAGGGCTCAGGGTTCACAAGCTGAATCAGCCCTACAATCACCTGGTAAGATAGCAGATAATATTAATTTAACACTAGATACTAGGGGACTAGGCAACTGGTTTGGTATAACACCATCGTATCAAATGACAGGTATGATAGGTAACCGATGGATACAAGCTAATAACAATATATGGCGAACCAACTACCCAGAACAATTCAGGGTTGATACACCATCAATACCTACAACATTTCGTGGTACACGTTCTTTAACCAACGATAGTTTATATAACGTTGAGTTAAGGAATGACCCATTAACAATAACATTCGACGGAGACTACCTTGCCTAGTAAAGTTGCAGAAGATATACGACGGATTGTCGGGTATGACCCTAACAAATCTCTGTTAGAGAATGCCCCACAACGTGAACCTATCCGTGGCCTTAGGGGTGTAGGGTACCCTTCATCTGGTAGTGGTACCGGAGGTACTGGCGGAGCCGGTGGAGCAGGGGGCGGCACTGGATCTGGGACCAATACAAGCGGTTACTCTGGACCTGCACCCTATGATGGACCACCTGAGTATACAGGACCTGGAGACTATGCGGGACCTGAGGAGTACTTAGGCCCTGACCCATTCACACAGAATGACTTCTCTGGAAACAGTAGTACTGGTGGGGCCGGGTCTACCACAGCACCTGTGTCTACAGGCGACATAGGAGGCCTCTCAGCGGCGAATCCATATAGTATGATAACTAGTGTGGATAACTTAACAGACGTCCTAAACCTCTTAGATTTGGTCGCAGACCAGGCTAAGGTGTCCTACCCTGAGTTCTCCAATTACAATAGCTTAGACTATACTGCTGGAGGTGCTGTACTTAACGGTTTAGAGGGTATGGTAGATGTGAACTCAGGTAAAGAGTTTGAGTTAAGGTTTGATGCAGGTGGGATAGGATTCCCGCCTCCAGAAGGTTGGGATGATGCGGAGACCCCGCCAGGTCCACAACCTGACCCCACATTCCAAACAGGGTACTACTGGGACCATCTAGCCGCGGGCGTTACTGAGTTCTTCCAGACGCCAACAGAAGCGCATGCACGGTATATGGTTGTTTTGAATGCTAACATTAGTGGTGATGTGTATGAGGACTTAGGTGTACAGCAGGTAACAGCATCTCAGTATCAAAGTCATGCTCGGCAGATAGGTAATTCTAGCGGACCACTACCAGCTCCAGGACCAGAGTTCACAGTGGATATTGCTAGGGTGGGCTGTACTGGAGGTGACCCATCAGGTCCAGGTGATTACTGCTCGACTATTCCACCTGAGTTAGATAGTCCAACACATTGGCCTGTTAACGTCGATGGGAAGTTTATAGTTGGGAAGAATGATAAAGGACAATTTGTATCGAGTGAGTATGACCCGCATGCTCCAGCAGGTGCAGGCGTGCCAAGTTCTAAGAAGGATTTCTCTTTTGACGGTGGTACACGATTTGGCTCAGTAGAAGCCACAAAGCAAGGCGGTCATATGGTGTATGAATCCGCTACAGCCTCAGGTGCTCCAAACAGCAACCTACTTATTTATGATGCAGCTGGCCAATTAGTTGGCGCAGCTGATTCATCAATGTTAAATAATTATAGGCCGTAACGTTCCTAGTACCTGCCTGCTAGGATATTCACCAATGCCCGCCCCCCATTGGGGTATATGATACAGTGCGTGTGTAGATGCGTACTCATACCTGTAGTGTAGGACTGTTCCATGTAAGCAGTCTTACCTACCTGGTATATACCTCTAAATATCCCAGGGCTATGACTATGACCAATCACCATGGGCATCGCTGTTTTAGATAACCCGACAATACTCCCCCTGGCACCATTCAAACCAACGTCACCGTGTTGTGATAACTCTATATCATACAGTGAGTGTGACTTGTTCCTATCTAAGAATTCAACCTTATTATAGTTTGAAGCGTTATCATATAATAACTCAATAGCTAACTTTAACATATTATCATTGTCAAGTATAAGCTTAGATTCATCGATCATAACTTCTTCCATGACCTTCTTCATCAAGCATATATAGAAGTAAGCGTTAGCAGGTCCCATCTGTTTGAAGTCTGTTTCATTCAACCAACGGTATAGATGGTCATGGTGATTACTATCAACAATCTTTACTTCTGCTGTTTCTGTTAAATCATTGACAAACTCGGCAACAGTTCTAATAGCTAACTCTACATTATCCTTGCCTGCCTTACTTAAAAAGTATTTCATAACATAATTTTTACGATTATGGTGAGATTGACAAGCAAAATCAAGCACATCGTGGATGTAATGAGTGCCAACGTTACAAACGTCTGCAAGTTCTTTCGACTTCTCAACGACAACAGTGTCCGCAATTTCCGCATGTATATCTCCCCATACCATAGCTGACTGACCCAGAGTAGCTATATCAGTTACTTTCTTAGATGTATAGACCTTGTCTAGGTCACATATACACCCCTCTTTATATTCTAGTTGCCTTAGATGAAACATATCACCATCTAAATTCACCACAACTGCACCTGGTACAGTGTACGCCTTAGCCTTACCCCCTGCATTAGTTTTACTGAAGTTATCAGTACCACAAATAGTCCCCGTAGTATGTAACATGTAGGGTATTTTATCCTGTGGCGTGGCTGTAAGCTTCATCATCATATGAGGGTTAGCAAAGATAGCTGACGACTTACCAGCGACCAACTCCAGACCTGACAACGGATTAGCCGCTGTAACATTAATGCGATGTTCTGGCACTAACATAAGGTTGGGGTTAAGCTCTATATTTTCTGTAACATAGTGACACAAGTCATGGTCAAAGCTATCATCCCACCAATAAGACGCATCAAGTCTGTTTGATTCATCGACTGATGTAGGGTTACGATAGTACATAGGCATCAATAATATCTCAGCATTGTTATGCTTAGCGTACTTCTGCAATGTCTTCATCAAGTCCTGGTCAATGTTAGTATTGTTCTGCACACCTGCTATAACATAAGTCTTAGTACGTTTCTTCAGTTTAGATAACGTATTAATCACTGGGGCTTCTAGTATCTCAGTAGATAACTCCCCCTCACATATAGCCTCGAGGTTCCCCTTGTTAACGAACCGTTGTCTAATGACCTCACGGGTGACACCATTAGACTCTAGTTCGGCAAGAGTAGGGTAACGCCCAGCAGCTTTATAAAACTCCTTGACGATGTTTATAATCTCTCTATCTGTAATGTTACTCACTGCCCCTCTCCTCTACATCAGCTAGGAAATCCCTAACTCGAAAATCAAATGCGTCGTACTGGTCCATACGCTCTGGTAAATGTACGCCCGTAGACCCATCAAAGTCATAGTATGCATCATAATACCTAGATGCTTTGAACTCGTCCGGGTGCTGCACTTGTAACTCAACCAACAACAAGACGAGGCTATCATAGTAACTATCACTTACTGGCGAACAGTCCTGGTTATAGTAGCACTCCGACAACGCTGCGATATCTAATTGTAAACTATTTATCTCGTTTAAAACCCCATCAATACTCATATCATCTTCCCCAACATCGTGTCACGGATATCATTTGCAGCATAAAGGGCCTCTGTTACTAAAACTGATTGACCTGTTTCAAGTGAGGAAACCTCGATAGCCCCATTCAAATTATTACACAACACTTCGTACTTGGTCGAGTCCCTGTTAAAGAACTCTACCACAGACCTCAAATTTCTAATTTCCTGCACTAACATCTCTTCTCTACTATTCATATCATCTCTCCTATAATAATTTCTTCTTGATGTACTCTTTAAGTACACTGCCTATACCGAACTCACGGGCTATCTTCTCAAGAGCTCTACCGCCGCCAACTACACCGCCAAGGATTAAAGCTGTATCTAACACCTTATCCATAATTGGAGGTAACGTCTGTAGCAGCTCTGGGGGAAACTGACCACTGATAAGCCAATAAGCCAACAAATGAAAGTCGAATATCAAGACTAGAATAGCAATTGGACGCCATGAGCGTGTTAACCAGCCGTCACTTCTAGCCTCAGAGCTGATAATTTGAGCAGCTGCCATAAACCTAGCTTCTTCTGTTGTGTTAAAGTCACCTACGACCTTTAAGGCGCCGTTGACAACCTCAGCCTGTTTGCCTTTGAAGCCAAAGAACCCACCTAAAGCGGTACCTATACCACTTACAATATCACCTATCATACCCACCCCCTATCTTCGAGTTTCTCAGCGTTATCAATCATCACATCATTAAGTGTAAGATTATGCGCATGCAGTAATGCAGTTAAAAAGTTTAGAATGTCTCCAGCTTCAGACCGAATCTCTTCTCTATCGTAGACCTTACGGTATCCATCGAATTTCATTATGTGTTCGGCTAGCTCTGATGCCTCACATTGTAATGCGCAGGCTAGCCATAAGTTAGACCTGTGCCGGCCCTTATATGCTTGATGTATCATATCTTCAAATTCTGTTACTGTCATCTCTATGCTCCTGTGTTACAGATTTAATTATATCCTGGTTATCTTCTCCAGGTTCCCATATATGGTTGATGTCTCGCTGTATCCACAACAACTGGCCAACCTCTTTTACTCTTTCATACCCATGCCTTTCTATTTCCCCATATTCTTTATAGTACTCCATGACTGTGTTATACATATCCACCGGATCACTTAGCTCGGCTAGCTTAGCCTCTAACTTCTTCTTATACCGTGACCCCTTTAACTTCTTGGCCTCCTCCTCTTTCTCATCGGTAAGCAGAAGATGATATAGTCCTGGGATATTATCGACTGATTTATCACCCGTCATAAGTTGCATGTAGAAGTTACGAGCTGCTTGTACAGGGTCGATAAACTCAAGGGTCATCTTGACGTAGTTGAAATGATAACCTGGTATCATTTTCATATCCTTATCAATGGCACCAATCACATAATCATCATAGTACTTATGTTGCATAGCAGCTATCCCCACAGCGTCCTCAGCCTCTCTCTCATGGATCAACTGTGCATTATAAATATTCACAAACCTACTACGGATGGCATCATAGAACTGCGGGCGTTCTTTATCGTCTCGATTGCCTTTATACTTAAATGTCTTCGCTATATCTAACCTGTAGTTAGTATCAGTACCTAAGTATACATTCACCTTAGTAGCCTGTGCACCGTCATATATTTTAGCCATGGTTCCATCAACCATCTGGGCACACAATTGTTCCCCACCTTCCATTAAGTCTACCATGAACGCTAACCTGTAGACTAAAGAGTCCGCGTCTAACTCACAGACCCTTTCTTCACATGTTATTGGTAACTTACTTTCCATTGGCCTTCTCTAGTAGTGCCTTAGTGATCACGATAGGTTTACTGGGCGGGTTGGATGCAGCCGCAAACAGGACTGGTTGAAGTAGTCTGTATGCTGTAGACCTTAAGCTCCTAGCACCTATATTTAACAAATGTGATATTTCAACTATATGTTGTATAGCTGCCTTCTCAAAACCAACAGATACACCAAATGATTTAAACTCGTTGGTTATCTGCTTAAGCACTGAATCCGCTGGCTGTATAAATATCTGTGTTAAAGACTCTTTAGTTAAATCATCCAGTACTGCTAACCCTGGGAATCTACCGATTAACTCAGGGATAATCCCATAAGTAGTTAAATCCGCTATTGTCGTATCCTTAAGAACTGCCTTAGTGTCATTGGCTGACACCTCTGCACCAAATCCAATGCCTGTCTTAGCTGTTCTATGATTAATAATAGATGGCATATCAGAGAACGCACCACTGATAACAAACAGAATCTTAGACGTGTCGATGTTATAGCTGTACCCGTCCACCATAACTTTTTCTTTCTTGCCCTCAACCAGTTTAAGTAAGGCTTCCTGTACTGCTTTACCGTTCACATCTTTACCTGGTCCACCAGTAGCCCGTATCTTATCTATTTCATCAATGAATACTAAACCATGCTCACCTAGTGTTTGAATAGCATGCAACTTATCTGTTTGTGTAACCCATTTGTACTCTGGGTTCTCATCGACGATTGTCTTAGCACTACGCATTAAGTCCTTTAGGGATTCATCCACATCACGTCCTACATACCCAGCACTAGTAAACGTAGTTGCATCCTGTACAGAGATAGGTATAGACAATGCCTTACTTAGGCTACGTATAAGGTGAGTTTTACCACACCCAGTCCCACCTATGAACAAAAGGTTATGCTTCTCAAACGGAAGCTCTTGCTTCTTACGTGCGTTATTGAGGGCTAGCAGCCTATTATATACAGACACGGCTAGTGTCTTCTTAGCATCCACCTGACCTATAACGTATTCATCAAGCTTCGCAACAATACCAGCAGGGGTTATATTAGATGGACTGAGAGCGTCAAATAAATCATCTGTCTCAGTAACAATTTCATCATTGTTCATGTTCTCCCATCGGGCCACAGTTGCTCTCCACATATCGTTTCTATCACTCATCTAACTGCTCCTTCTTAAATCGATCATCTTCAAGCGTTTCTAGCTCACGTTGACGTAACAACATTAACATATTAGCACAAACACTAGCTGCATGATGGATGTCTACCCCTACTCTATCACTAGTGTCTTGATCGTAGTCCTCCCCTGATTCTAGACGCTTCAAGTGTCTACCAGCCGCCGCACATAGTTGATTGATGCTATGCCCCTTACAGTAGTTATACCGCCCATACTTCTTCTCACCAGCCATCATAACGTACGATACTTGATTTAAGAAAACCTCTGGTAGTAAACTATAATCTGGTTTATTGTCCACTACGTTATCCTTTTTAGCTTTACTCATTGCACCCCCGGTATTAGTGTTTGGTTGGTTTTATCTTCATAGCTATAACGTGTGAACGTTTGATAGCATCCCGTAAATCTTGAATCTCTGCCGTCTCTGGTATCTCAACAACCGATGTGCGCTTAACGTAGTGCTTTTTAATGTGGGCTGCATGTTTCTTATTAAATACACGTCTCCAAAAATAAGCCCTACACATAGATACTATAGTTAACACTAAGGTCACAATTATGTTGCTAGCGGCTGATACTTCCCATTGAAAACCAGAGTAGATGTATGTTTGAATACCTGTCTGGTAGTATGCTGCCAATTGTGATATGCCAAATGCTATAATGATTCCACTACCAATGTTTATAAATGCTTCACCCCATGAAGCTAATTTGCTCTGTCCCATTCTAACTCTCCTCTACTTTGCATCTTTCCAAGTCTGGCCATAGTTCGCATCCACACTAATAGGAGCATTAAACTCTAACCCAAACTTATCTTTAAATGACGTCTTAACGTCTGATAGTATCCGTACCACGTTCTCCTGTATCTCATCTGCATATTCCTTCTTAACATCTAAGATATTACTATCATGAATCTCATTTACCATAAGACCTTTATCACGATTGTGTATCATATACCTAAACACCTTGGCTGTCTGCATCGCCACAACATCAGCCGCCGTGCCTTGTATAGGATAATTCATAATGTTTGGCATAGACCAGTATTCAAATATACCGTTCTTACCTAGTACAGCTTTCTTCTTGAAAGTGTAAATCTTACCATTGATGTTCTGCCATTTGCCTAAGATAGTATTACGTTTCTTGGATGTCTGGTAAATACCATTAACTCGAACCTCTAACGGGACGTTACTCTCCATATGATTTTTATCTAGGGCTTCAATCATCCCCTCGTAGAAAGCGTTAATCTCTGGGTATCTCTCATCTTCTTTTTCAAATACTAACTTAACCAATTCCTCAGATATCCCAGCTGTAGCAGCAATCTTGGGCGGCATAGCCCCATATGCTTTCTGGAATGATATTGGCTTAGCTACTTTGCTACGCTTAGTCTTCCATTCTTTATCTGTTGCGCATAGGTCTACAACTTCGTCGTACTCCTTACCAACAGCATAAGCTAGCCTCATACAGTGAAAGTCTACACCAGACTCCACATCCTGAATCATCTTTGTACACTGTGTAATGTATGCCTGTACTACTACCTCTAGCTGACTGAAATCTGCCTCCATCATCACACCATCATCACCATAGCGAGACTCAAACATCTCACTGACGAACGGAGGTTGGTTTTGTAGGTTAGGGTTACGACTTGACAAACGACCTGTCTCTGTCTCGCATGTCTGATATTCCGAGTGTACGCATCCATCAGGATGTAGTAGAGCAACCAATCCAGTCTCTGTGTTACCCCGCTTAGCATATAGGTAGGTACTTAATATCTTTGAGTACTTTCTATACTCAAGTACTATTTCTAGAAACGATTTAACACGTTCGTCGTTAGTGATAGCCTTAACGTCCTTCAGCACATCAGTCCCCGTGCCTTGCCCGCCTGAGTCAGTACGCCAAGACTCGTCAAATGGTATACTGAACCCTTGTATATATATCTCGTGTTTCTCTTTACGTGTTTTAATCTCTCCAGCCTTCTTACCAGTTTTGAATCTAATTAACCCACCTTCGGAATCCATCATTTGAACAGTCTTAGTTATGCTTGCGTGCCCCCCGTATAGAAGGGTTGCAAGATGCTTTGAACTAGTAATTTTAAATTCCAGGTCTTTACATGGCCATAGACTATTATCAGTTAACATACCCACTGCATCAGAGGATATAACCTCTAACTTCTTCACGATTTTCTTAGCACTCTCTAGGGCTTTTTCTTTATTGAAATACATCCCGTTGTATTCCATCTCTGTAACAGCGAGTAGGTGCTCGTTATACACAGATATAATTGGAACCATTCCACGCCGTTTAGCAAGCTTCACCTGTCCTAAGAATACAATCTCAGTATTTATAACATCGTACTTACCGTATTCAATTAATTTGTCTTTAGGTATATCTAATACCGTCTTACCGTTTTTAAAGTCTGCCTTAACTTCTTCATCCTTTAGAGTACCACCGTACTTTAAGGATAAGGCATCCAGGCTGAGGGATTCCCTCCCACGTCCTCCGTGAACCTGTCCTTGCTGACCACGTAGCAGGTACTCTGCTTGTAACGTGTCCCATATCTTCCCACCATTCTTCAACCATGTTTGGAACCTCTCACAACCCCAAAACCACAACATATCGAATTTGAAGTTTTGCCCTACCAACAAATCAACAGATTCTAACTCAATGTTATCGAAGAAGGTATCTATAGAAATCCCTTCAGCATTATACTCAACCTGTGCCTCACAACCTTTCATCTTATAACAATTGGCGACAACATAATGATTCGGATCCAAAGGATTACAAAACCTCTTATAAGTCTTAAACCCGTATGTTTCTAAATCCACTATTAAGTAATTCATGTTGTCGCCCTCAATTATAAGTCTAAGTCATCTAGTTCATCGATGTCTGACGATGCTGAGGCGGTAGCAGTACTAGCACTACTCGCAACAAAGCCGTCAACCTCATCCAACTCATCTAGACTCAATCCGTCTGGGTTGTACTCAACCAAATCGATTACTTGTACAGTGTGCAACTTCGCTGTAACACCTGCATTGTTTCCCTTCTTGTATGGCTTAGCTGCAAATAAGACATTAACAGTACTACCATTCCCTACAATGACATCAATCGGTTGCTTCTTACTGTCGACCAAATTAGGTGCAGGTACAGGTTTACCCTCATACTCTGCAATCTTCTTAATCTGTAAGAAGTACATTCCCTCTGACCCCTCAATACCTGGAATTTCCTTATCCACCTTTTTAATGTTCAATCCGTTAGACTGTAACTCTTTTGATTCTTTCATTAGAGCTGTTGCTGTAGCTTTATCAAAGACTACGTTAAGTGTATACATGGATGGAATAGGTATGCCATCTTTCGTAACACCTGCTGGTTTGGGCTTACTCAAAAAGCTCCAAGCTGCTTTCCCCGTTACTTTCATCTTTATCTAACTCCTCAGTTATTTTCACATCCATCACACTCAACCTACCTGTCTCATGTGAATACTTTAAAGTATCAGCGTAACCTATCTTACCGCCACGCCTACACTTTAACACTTTCAGACAGACTTCATCCTTAGCCTGCTCATTAAATTGATTCCGTTCTAAAGCTATTACGTAATCACTAATCTGCTCGATAGCTGAACTACCTCGTAAGCAGCTTAACGTTACTTTCGCCCCCTGTCCATAATCTTTAGCATCTGGTAACCGCTTTAGGTGACTCACAGCTATAACACTTTTACCTGACCTTTGAACTAACGTCCGTAAGTTAGTCATAAGCATATCGATATCTTTTCTTTCACCTTCTGTTGAGGTATTGCCTGATATCGCCATTGATATGTGATCCAGTATTACATATTCGCACCCGCACCCATCCATCATATATTCAATCTTATCGACCAGGGTTTTGGAATCCAGTGACCCGAAGTGCTTATAAAATACTGCATAGTCAGCTAATACCTCTTTAGATTTAGCTCTCTGATCCGCCTCTACAAGGTCTGGATTCTCGCTGAACTCCTCAGCCTCAATATAGTTATCCATTGCTATATAATCCCGCATAGCCTCAGTGTCGCCCTGCTCTAGGAAGATACAACCCACTTTTATTCCTTGATTAAACATTAGGTCGTACGCTATCTCTTTAACTATTGTACTTTTACCGAGCCCGGATCCAGCACAGACCATGTATAGTCTAGGCTGCTTTAGGCCACGTATAAGCCTGTCAAGTTCTGGGAACGGTAACGGTACGCCTCTAGCTTCCTTAGTATACAGTTCTTCATCTGTATAGTCTGACACTGTCACGATATCTTTTGGTCTAAACCCCACAGACCGTATCTCTAAGGTCGATACCTCGCTTGCTCTACCAGCTTTAAATAAGTCACACACATCCATACCATCCGGCATCTGAACAATACGTGCTTTAGGGCCTAGTAGGGCCGCTGCTTCTTGAGCAGTCTTACGCCCAGCCTCATCACCGTCAAACATTAGGTTGACGTGCTTAAATCCAAGTAGATAACTCTTAGCTTTAGCAATTGATTTAACAGCCTGAGGTCCAGCACCATCAGTTAAGCTCACCACAGGCCATTTATCACCGTTTAATGAGCTCCTGCATAGCATGTCTGGTTCGCCCTCACAGACTGTAACAGATAACTTTGAGTTAGGTTCCCACAAGTCCATGCCCCATAAGGCGGGCTTCTTTGAGCTATCCCCTAACCACAAACACTTGGGTCCTTTTGGATTCTGTTCAAGAAACTTCTTAGGCATTTTAATCTTTTGTGCAACTATACACCCATCCTCATATACGTTATTGCATAAGACATTCATACCCTTATACTTCGCTATAGTAGCTTTATACTT